ACCACTTAGAAGATTTGTTAAGTTTATTACCAGCAGAAAGAACAGTGATATCAATATCTTCTTGCGATGAAATTTTATCAATTCTGACAAGACCTTTATTGGTATAAACAAGAGCATCTGCAGTAAGACAATATCTCATGGCCGCCGGTTTATCTTCTGGTGCTGGAGATCCAAAGTTTCCCTGAGGAGAAATCAAGGGGTATCGCAAAGACCAATCTTGAGCCATACGAACAAGAGTTGGATATACAACAGCTTCTCCGTGCGGGTGGTAATTTCCAGAAACGTCACCGCAAATCTTAGCGCACTTCTTTGTCTTGCCTGATGAACGAAGACTAAGATCATCCATTGCTACAAGAGTTCTGCGTTGGGATGGCTTTAGGCCATCCCTTGCATCAGGAAGCGCACGGTCTTCCATGACTGCAAAAGCGTAATTTGTAAATCTTTCATCAAGAAGATCTGTAAATTCTTTTTCAAAAACATGATCTGTAAGAGTGCTAGCCTCTACTTCTGCTGATTTATTTTTTCTCATACAATTTCCTCACCTGCACGAATAGCCGACTTTTTGATAATGTGTTCTTTTCTTGGGGCGACTTCACTACCCATCAATGTTGAAATTAAATCCGATGCCTCTTCTGCATTTTCTACTGCTACTTTGATAATATGTCTAGTGCCTATTTCCATTGTAGTGACACCTAATTCATCTCCATCCATTTCTCCTAGACCTTTAAATCTAATTACATCAATTTTATCACCATATTTATTACGATAGGTTTCAAGTTCTTCATTTGAATGGATATAAAACTTTTGGGATTTAACATTTACACGATATAGGGGTGGTTTGGCAATATATAGTTTACCAGCAAGAACAAGAGGACGCATGAAACGATAAAAGAATGTCATGAGAAGAGCTGCAATGTGAGCACCATCATCATCAGCATCAGTCATAATAACAATCTTGCCATATCTTAAATCTTCAAGCTTAAAATCATCTCGAATTCCAGTGCCAAGAGCAGAAATGATAGATGAAACTTCCTCATTTTGCATAAGTCTTGCATAATCGTTCTTTTCTGGATTGATAATCTTTCCACGAATAGGCATAACAGCTTGAAATTCAGGGTCTCTTCCAAATTTGCTCGAACCAGCTGCACTATCTCCTTCAACGATAAATAATTCTGTATTTACGTTATCTTCAGAGTTACAATCAGACAACTTTCCTGGCAAAGAACCTGAACGACCTAAGAAACTTTGTCTCTTAATATTTTCAGATGCTTTCTTTGCTGCTGCTCTTGCTCTAGCGGACCTTAATGCTCTTTCAGAAATAAACTTGACAATATTAGGATTCTTTTCAAAATATTCAGTTACAGCCTCAGAGAAAAGCCTATTAACAACACCTTCAACTTCTTGAGAGCCGAGCTTACCCTTTGTCTGACCTTCAAATTGGGGTTGTGGAAGTCGTACAGAAATAATTGCGACAATACCATCTCTAATATCTTCGCCTGTTAAATTTGGGTCTTTTTCCTTAAGAACACTAGAAGATCGAGCAAATTGATTTACAATTCTTGTGATAGAAGTTTTAAATCCACTAAGGTGTGTTCCGCCATCAAGAGTATAAATATTGTTAGCATAGGTGTAGATTGTCTCGTCATCATCATCACCATATTGAAAAGCTACCTGAACATTAATTTTTCCACTCTTATTATCAAAGAAAAATGGCTTAGAAGGATATAAATTTGACTTGGTAGATGCTAAATAAGAAACATAGTCAGCAATTCCGCCTTCAAAATGAAATTCTTCTTTAGTACCAGTATATTCATTCTTATAATTAATTTTCAGCCCACCGTTAAGATAAGCAGTTTCACGAATTCTACGAAGTAATACTGTTTCATCAAATTGGATGTTGTTATTTGATCGCTTATTCCAAATCTTATAAATTACATCTAATAGTTGCTCACTCAAGTTAGTTGATTTAAATGTGTCAAAGAAAGTAATTCCATTTACTGGTCCATTAATTAAGGCTTTGCGCCACTTACCAGAACATTCAGCAAATACTTCATCAATTTCAAATTCATCAACGAGGACTTCACGAAAAGCATCTTCCACTGCAAATTGACCAAAAATATTATAGTCAGGAGTAAAAGTAATCTTGGTTCCTGTTGAATTAGAATTTCCAACTTCAGCTACTTCACCTGCGGGAATGCCACGATCAAAACTAAGCAGATATTTCTTCTTATCACGATAAACTTCTGCGTCAAGTCTTAAAGAAAGAAAGTTTACACAAGAAGCACCAACGCCATGCAAACCTCCAGATGCTTCATAACCAGAACCATCATCACCAAACTTACCACCTGCGTGAAGTTCTGTTAGTACAATCTCAAGAGTCGAACGCTTCTTAGGGTCTTCTTGCTTTACTGCTACAGGGATACCACGTCCGTTATCAATAACAGTGACGGAGCGATTATCTTTAGAGACAATAATATCAATTTTAGTACAGTGACCAGCCATATGCTCGTCAACAGAATTGTCTAAAATCTCCCAAACAAGATGGTGTAGACCCTTTTTACCAGTGTCACCAATGTACATGGCAGGGCGAGTACGAACAGCTTCTTGACTTTCAAGAATCTGAATCGAATCTTCATTATATTGATTGGCCATAAATCTTTCCTTTTGGCATAAAAAAATGCTGTGATGTAATACCACAGCATTATACCCCGAAAGTGGGAAAAATTGATAACTTTTAGCTTAAAACGGCTTTTCTAGGATGTCTGCGAAAGAATATCTTCCTGCCTTATCATACCTTTGTGCTAATTTAATCAATTGAAGCTTGATAGAAGCCATTGGCATTCCACCACCTGCGCCACCACCAGCTTGTTCTTTTTTCTTCTTTGCAGCAAGGTCACCAGCAATGCCCTGTACAGTTGCATCAAGTTCATCTAAGGAAGTAATGTCAGAAATTTTTTGTCCTTCTGGTAATCTTTCCCATCTGTTATCTTCAGTTTTTTCTTGCTCGGATTCTTCATCTTCAGGGGAGACATTTTGCTTATCGGTTCTTTTGCCGACTTTTTCTTCGTCAATTCCACCTAAAATGTTTCCGCCATACATGACCCAGACTTCTTGAGCAACTTTGGAAGTATCAGAACCAATTTTTTGAGAAAGAAAAGTTTCAATATCAACATCATATAAAATTTGCCCAAGTTCTCTAAGAGGCGAACCAATTTCTTCTCTTGTAGTAGCAGCAGGAGCAGCACCAGGGGCAGCCATAGGGGCAGTTGGAGGACCACCCATCGGAGGCATCCCCATATCCATTCCAGGCATTTGAGCAATTTTATTAAATTTCATTAGTTTCTCGAAAGGGAATCAGACCAAACTTTACCACGTCCAGGAGTATGAAATCCAGATGTTTCGTGAAAAGTATCGTCTAATAAAACAACTGGTTCTTCTTCTTCAGATAATAAATTTTCTAAAAGATCTGGATTGATAACATTCATGCCATCAAAATAGTCTTTGGTTTGTGAAGCTTTACGAACAATTTGTTCAGGTGAGAGGTTTGCAGCACATATAATATTATCAGAAAATTCATCATAATCATTAACTAAGGACATTGCACATAAAATTGCATCTGTCATCTTTGATTCAATTAGTCTAATATTTTTTGTAGCTGTCTTTGTCATTTTCGAAAGAGATTTATTGAACATAGCCGAAGCTTCTGCAACAATAATCGCTTTCTCATTAATATCATGTGCATCTGGTGCAATGTCGTCTAATAGTTTGTGTAGTTCTGATTCAATAGAGTGCATATAAAAACTCCCAGCAAAATGTTCCTTGAATTAATTATACATTTGTAAGTTTAATGTTTCCTTCTACTTTAGAGAGAAGGCTTGTATTGTGTAATAAATTTTATGTTTCTAATAAGCCCAACAGATTGTCCATTAGGTATATAAGCTGCAATTCCAATTCTTGTTGCCTTGGCTTCATTGGCTTTATTTAAGATAGCTTTACCAAGAGGAATAGCTGTATTTAAATTTATTGGAAAATCGTTCCATAGACTTGGGTGTGTATTATAAGAGCCAAATCCATTTCCTTCAGTCCAGTTTATGTTAATAGATCCAATAGTGTAATATGGTTGACTATCTGCTGGCTGAGGTAATGAAATAATAAATTCTTTTCCAGCATTAACAGCACCAAGATCTATACCGGCAACAATTCCAGGATAAAGTTCTGAATTCGAATCCATTTCAGCCACTCTAAGCCATCTACCGTTATTAGCTGTTCCAGGATAATCTACGAAATAAACTCCATTTAATACCTGAGAAGCTTGATTTTTAACTAAGACTCTATCACCATAAACTAAACTAACACCATCAACAACCAAAGGAGCAGAGGTAGAGAGATTTGATACTGCAGTTGTTGTAGCCACTTTACAATTATTCAGTCTTAAATTACTACCTTGTTCTACCCAATAAATGCTTGTGGAGTTAAGGACTGGAGAACTTGTAGGCATCCAAATTCCAAAATATTTATTAGCATTTGATGAGCCTTCTAGAACTTGTACTCTAAGAAGGGCATTAAGATCAGAAGTTTCATTCATTCTCTCATGT